GAGCGTAGAATTTTCTACATCGATGTAGGTAATCTACCAAAGGCGAAAGCAGAACAGTATCTGCGTGACATGATGGCGAAGCATAAGAACAAACTTGTGTACGACGCATCAACTGGCGACATCCGTGATGATCGTAAGTTTATGACGATGCTAGAAGATTACTGGTTGCCTCGTCGTGAAGGTGGTCGTTCCACTGAAATTACAACACTTTCTGCTGGCCAGAATCTTGGTGAGTTGGAAGATGTACAATACTTCCGCAAGAAGTTGTATGAAGCATTGAATGTGCCAATTGCTCGTCTTGAATCAGAAGGGCAGTTTAATCTTGGTCGTGCTTCAGAAATTACTCGTGATGAGTTGAAGTTCTCTAAATTTATTGCAAGACTTCGTACTCGTTTCTCAGAAATCTTTAACATTCTGCTCGAGCGTCAGTTGCTGCTCAAAGGTATTATTACCAAGCAAGAATGGAAAAATATCAAAGGACAATTGTTCTACGATTTCCTTGAAGACAACCACTTTGCTGAACTGAAAAATTCAGAAATTATGCGTGAGCGTCTTGGTTTGCTTCAGGACATTGATCAATATACAGGCAAGTATTATTCTGTAGAGTGGATCCGTAAAAATGTTCTGATGCAGACGGAGGATGAAATTGAAGAAATCGACAACCAGATCGAGATGGAAAAAGATGTGGGCGACGTGGATGATGGCGAAGGGATGGATGCCGATTTGGAAATCTGACAAGAACAGATAAAGTTTTATAAATAGACTCGAAAAGGAGCAAAACATGAGCGATTATACAATGAAAGATGCTGTTAAGATGGCATATGATGGTAATGTATCTGATTTTAGAGATGCAGTAGGCTCATTGCTTATGGATAAAATTCAAGATGCAGTTGGCATGAAGAAGGCTGAAGTTGCTGCATCCTTTATGTCCGAACCAACAACTGAGGTCAACGACGATGTCGATTAAAAGTTTCAAAGATTACATTTCTGAAGGCACTGGTGCTGCTGCTGACGAACTCGTACCTAAGAAGGACGATGACAAGGAAGCAACCGAGTACAAGCCACGTGCAAAGGGTGAAGAAGATTTTGCCAAGTCTAACATTGACAAGACTAAGAAGAAGCATCCTGTTGCTGGCGATCACCAGTTCAATGGTTCCAGAGAAGAAGTGTTGAAGTAAAATGAAGACTTTCAAACAGTTTACAACAGAAGGTAAGATCGACCTTGATGGTGCAGAAATCATCATTGGCGCAACCAAAAATTCTTCTGAAGCAGAAAAAGAAATCGCCAAAGCATTTAAGGTTTCTCCTGCAGAAGCAAAGAAAGTTGTAAAACAAATAATGGACAGAGCAAAGAAAAGGTAACACAAAATGGCACTGAAACCACTTGCAAATACTGCCAACATTAACACTGTTGCAAATAATTGTTTTCTTGCAACTGCAGTCTATGTGGTTGCTGGTGCTGCTGCAACAGTTACTGTTGCAAATACTGCAATCGATGATGGTTCTAATGCTCATGGCAACTATGTTGGTGGAGCAGTAACCATTCGTGTTCCAACAACTGGCGTTGTTATTCGTAAGCGTCCATATGACACTGTTGTGGGTTCTGGATGTTACGCCACTAAGGTTGCTGAGGGAGACAACTAATGAAACTGATTACCGAAGTCATTGAGGACATCAACTACCTCACTGAAGCAAAAGAATCTGGCAAGAAGTCCTACTTCATTGAAGGTCCTTTTATGCAGGGTAACATCAAGAATCGTAACGGTCGTGTTTATCCTACTGAAGTTCTTGACAAAGAAGTTGGTCGCTACAACAAAGAGTACATTCAAAAGAATCGTGCTTATGGCGAGTTGGGTCATCCTACTGGTCCAACCATTAATCTTGAGCGTGTATCGCACATGATTACCAAGTTGGAGCGTGATGGTGACAACTATATCGGTCGTGCTAAGATCATGACTGAAACTCCATATGGTGCGATTGTCAAATCCCTTATGGATGAAGGTGCTCAGTTGGGCGTGTCATCCCGTGGTATGGGTTCACTCAAGCAAGGTCGTAATGGCGTTGCTGAAGTACAGAACGATTTTTATCTGGCAACCGCTGCGGATATCGTTGCTGATCCATCTGCTCCTAATGCTTTCGTAAACGGAATCATGGAATCAGCAGAGTGGATCTTCAATGAACAAACTGGTTCTTGGAATCAGATTGAAGTTGCTGACCAGATGCGTTCACAGATGAAGAAAATGAGTGCTGCAGAAGTAGAAGCAAAGAAGTTTGCGATGTTCGAGCAGTTTCTGAACTCTTTGGCTAAGTAAAGATTTATTTTTTATAAATAAATTACAAATGAGATAACTTTAATAGGAGCAATCCAAATGTCTGATAAAGAACTACTCGAAAATGAAGTAGAACTGGAAGAAAAGGTAGAAGACATGGAAGAAGCAAAGGCTTCTTTCGGTGTTGACGCTGAAGTTCCAGAAGCATCTACTAAAGAAAACACACCTCCTGGTGGCAAGCCAGAAGATGAAGATAAGAAGAAGAATCCTGAACAGGGTTCATCTGTTAAGCCAACTAAGGTTGCCGCTATCCAGAACATTGCTCAGGCAGTTAAGGGTATGAAGGCAGAACAGTTTGAGAAGGTTTATGAAGCACTGATGGCAACTATCGAAGGTAAAGAAGTTGTTGCTGAAGAAACTGCTGAAACTGCACCTGTATCTGTTCGTGAATTGCGTCAGATTAAGGCAGGTGATGTAAATGTTGCAGAAGATGTTGCTGCTATGTTCAAGGGTGAAGATCTTTCTGAAGAATTCACTACCAAGGCAACTACGATCTTCGAAGCAGCAGTTGTATCTAAGGTAAATGAATTGCTTGAAACTGTTACTGTTGATCTTGAAGCAGAAATGGAAGCAGGCAAGGAAGAAATTCTGGAAGATCTGTCTACCAAACTCGACTCTTATCTCGAGTATGTTGCAGAAGAATGGATGAAGGAAAACGAACTTGCTGTTGAGCAGGGTATCCGTGCAGAAATCATGGAAAACTTCATGAAGGGTCTGAAGGATCTGTTCGTTGAAAACTACATCGAAATTCCAGAAGAAAAGGTTGACCTCGTTGACGAACTCGCTTCTAAGGTTGAAGAACTGCAGGGCAACGTGAACGAAGAGATCGAAAAGAATATTGATCTCAAGAAGGAACTGGACGAAGCGAAGATGGAAATCATCCTCACCAAGGTTTCTGAAGGTCTGACTGAGTCTCAAGCAATCAAACTCGCCTCTTTGGCTGAAGGCGTTGAGTTTGATGATGCAGATTCCTATGCTGAAAAGCTGGAAACCATCAAAGAGAATTATTTTGCTTCTAGCGAAGTAATTGTCGAAGAGACAAATTTTGATGATGAACCTCTTGAGATCGAAGAGGATGCTAAGAATGTCGATCCAGGAATGGCCGCTTATCTGAATGCCATCTCTAAGAGCATCAAAAAGTAATTTTGTATAAATAATTAAACATTAGGATAATTAACTCGAAGGAGACCTAAAATGTATCAATCTGATGAACTTATCAAGAAGTGGCAGCCAGTTCTTGAGCATCCTGACCTGGAAAAGATCACTGATGCTCATAAGCGTGCCACAGTAGCAACTCTGCTGGAAAACCAGGAACGCTCTGCTCGTGAGCAGGCTGCTGGTTCTGGTGGTTACAACTCTCCAACACTGCTCGGCGAAGCAGCTCCTGCTAACGCAATGGGTGCTTCTTCTTCTGTTGCTGGTGCTGGTAATGTAGATATCTTCGACCCAGTTCTTATTTCTCTGGTTCGTCGTTCTATGCCTAACCTGATCGCATACGATATCTGTGGCGTACAGCCAATGACTGGTCCTACTGGTCTGATCTTCGCTATGCGTGCTCGTTACGGCACTCAGTCTGGCACTGAAGCACTGTTCAACGAAGCAAATACTTCGTTCTCTGCGCTTGCTGGTGCTAACACTGCTCACCAGTTTGGTGTTGCTAACGGTGCTGTAGGTACTACTCAGTCTGGTTCAGATCCTGCTGACCGTGCCTCTGGTTCTGGTTACACTGTTCACACTGGTATGACTACTTCCCTGGCAGAAGCTCTGGGTGATTCCGCTACCAACAAGTTCAACGAAATGGCATTCAGCATCGAAAAGATCGCTGTAACTGCAGTTTCTCGTGCTCTGAAGGCAGAATACACCATGGAACTGGCGCAGGATCTGAAGGCAGTACATGGTCTGGACGCTGAAACTGAACTCAGCAACATCCTGTCTGCTGAAATCCTCGCTGAAATCAACCGTGAAGTTGTTCGTACAATCAACTACTCCGCTGCTGCTGGTGCTCAGAAGAATGTTACCACTACTGGTACTTTCGATCTCGACACTGACTCTAACGGTCGTTGGTCTGTTGAAAAGTTCAAGGGTCTGATGTTCCAGATCGAGCGTGACGCTAACGAAATTGCTAAGGCAACTCGTCGTGGTAAGGGCAACCTGATGATCTGTTCTTCTGACACCGCTTCTGCTCTGCAGATGGCTGGCGTTCTGGATTACACTCCAGCACTGAACAACAATCTGAATGTTGACGATACTGGTAACACGTTTGCTGGTGTTCTGAATGGTCGTATCAAGGTCTACATTGACCCATACTTCTCTGACACCACTAACAACTACTACACTCTGGGTTACAAGGGCACTTCTGCGTTCGACGCTGGTTTGTTCTACTGCCCATACGTGCCTCTGCAGATGGTTCGTGCAGTTGGTGAAAACACCTTCCAACCTAAGATTGGTTTCAAGACTCGCTACGGCATGGTTGCGAATCCATTCGCCACTACTGGTGCTGACGGCACTGTTGGTGTTGGTTTGAACGGTCAGTCCGCTAACGTGTACTATCGTTTGGTCAAGGTGGCGAACTTGATGTAATAAAACTAGACTGGGGTTCACCCAGCGTTTTAAAGGGAGGACTTCGGTCCTCCCTTTTTTTATGCGCCTAAATAGTATATCAACAATGAGAGTTAAGTATGGCAACATCACCTGACAACAAAAACTTTTTGAGTCCTATTGGGTTCCAGTTTTCGATTCAGAAACTTCCCAATGTAAATTATTTTTGTACCTCTGCTTCTGTTCCAAGTATCACACTTGGTGATCTGGACTATCAGACTCCATTCATCAACTTGCCAACTCCAGGTGATAAACTTTCTTTCGGGCAGTTGATTATCAACTTTAGAATTGACGAAGACATGAGAAACTTTCGTGAGATCTACGATTGGATGCTCGGCATTGGTGTTCCTGATACTTTTAATCAAAGACATCCAAGACTTCGTGCTTCTATGAATTCAGCAGATCCTACGGTCTATTCTGATGCTTCTCTACTCGTGCTGACTAATCAGTACAAACCAAATGTTGAAGTTAAGTTTGTAGACATGTATCCTGTAGATCTTTCTTCATTCGAGTTCAACATCGAGCAGAATGATATTGAATATCTCACTGGTTCTGCAACCTTTGCATATCGTAAGTATGAGTTGACCACAGTAACCTAATAGGTTATAATAGTAACTCATAGAGTTACAACTGGACTATATTATGAAGATTGAAGACATTGTCTCCGAGTGGGACAAAGATTCCAAAATTGATGACACCGAACTTGGTGAAGAGGCAACTAAGATTCCGAAGTTGCACAACAAGTATTTGAAGTTCTTTATGGGCGAGCGTGTTGCTCTGTTCAGAATGAAAGCAAAGAACAAGAAGATTCGCAAGGGTTTGCTTGAGTATTATCTTGGCGAACTAGATCGTGACGAACTAGAAATTCTTGGTCGTGATCAATTCTATAAGAAGTTGCTGAAGAACGAAGTCGATACCTACATCGAATCAGACGACCTATATATTGAAAGCAATTTAGAGATTGCTATGCAACAAGAGAAGGTTGACTATCTTGAAGCAATTATCAAGTCTTTGAATAACCGAAACTTCCAGATCAAATCTGCTATTGACTGGTATCGTTTCACTAACGGTTCTTTATAATGGAAACAATCGCAATCTATAAAAAGAATGAAGTGCATCTCAAGATAGATTGTGATCGTGGCACTGCTGCTGAACTTTCAGATTTCTTTACTTTTGAAGTGCCAGGTGCCAAGTTTATGCCTGCTGTCCGCAATAAGTTTTGGGATGGCAAGATCAGACTTTTCAATGTCAATACAAGACAAATCTATGTTGGTCTTATTGAGCATCTAAAAAGGTTTGCTGAAGAGAGAGGTTATCAAGTACAGGTACATGATGATCTAGAAGTAACCAACGATGTTCCAATCAACGAACTAGAGCAGTTCCTAAAAGAACCAAACTATACTCCACGTGAATATCAAACACGTGCAGTTGCTCATGCGATTCGTAACAACAGAGCATTAATTCTCTCGCCTACGGCGAGTGGAAAATCCTTTATTATTTACAGTCTGCTCAAGTATTACCTTGCCTCTGATGTCAAGAGAGCATTAGTCATTGTTCCTACGACCAGTCTAGTGTCTCAAATGAATACAGATTTTCTCTCATATTCAGAAGGACAATTTGATTATACTCATTGCATCATGGCAGGTCAAGCTAAATCTAACGATTCAGCGAAAGTTTTTATCAGTACATGGCAGTCGATCTATAAACAACACCGATCGTACTTTGATCAGTTCGATTTAGTTATCGGTGACGAAGCGCATCTCTTCAAAGCAAACTCTCTTACAAGTATTATGGAGAAGTTGCCCAACTGCAAATATCGTTTTGGGTTTACTGGTACACTTGATGGTACGCAAACAAACAAGTTGGTACTTGAAGGTTTGTTTGGTCCAGTGATTCGTGTGGTACAAACCAAAGAACTGATTGACGAAGGGCATCTTGCTGAGTTTCGTATCAAGTGTCTTGTACTCAAGTATCCACCTGAAGTATGCAAACAAATGCACAATGCAAAGTATCAGGATGAAATGGACTTCCTTGTAAGTAATGAAG